TCTTCTGGAGAGAGTGCCATCATGAACCACCTCCTACTACTTTATCTAAGATGTAAAACATTTGGCCGCCTGTCATCGCAAGGACCATGACACTATCGCCTTCTTCTAGCTCATCATCTTCTCCCTCGTCTAAGCGGGCTGGCCAGATGAGAAGTTCTTCAGGAATGATGAGTTTGTCATTCTCATTGAGCCTAACACTAAGAGGAGAAACAGACACAACATCACCGAGTATCAATTCCATTGGTGATTGTGCATCAACAGCATCGACAGCCAATCGCTTAATTGCCTCGCTTAGTTTCATGTCTGGTTCCCCGTTGGGATCGTATTCTTTTCAACGACATCAATCGTCATGGTGTGTTTGGTTCCTTTAAATTCATGGCTGTCTTGATCGATCCAGTACGTTTTTTTGATACCGATATCAGGAATGATGATGCGTATTGGCATGCCGCTTTGTAATCCAGGAATACCTAGAGCTTGGATACTTTTGAGTTCTTTTTTCACGCCCTTTTTCTGTGAGAGACGAACATCAGCCCTCTTTTGCAGCTGTGCCTGATTGATTTCCCCTGACACTCTTTCGACGTGCTGCAGGATGCCGTATTTATTTCTAGCAGCACTATCATTCGCCACAGCCAACATCTCAATCTCTTTCTTTTGCGTAACAGTTTTCGGCTTCGTAGGTTTGGTCGTTTTCTTATCTTTTTCTTTATCTTTGTCAGTAGTCTTAGATTTCTTTTTTTCTTTCTTCAGCACCTTAATTTTTTCCACATGTGTCGCTCTCATCTTTACACGTGTGGCTGTTTCCTCAATCGAGGTGCTGTACTGATAATCAATGAGATTCACGCCTGATTCAATGACCCATACTTCGGACGGATCAGGCCACGCTCTCAGCCCCATCTTTCCTTTAGCAGAATAGATTTGATAGTTACGCCCTGTTTGCTTCTTTGTTTCTTTCAACGCCTGCAGGATGATGTCATAAAGGCTTGTATCGTTTTTGAATACAAGTGATTTAATGACATGGCCAGTGTTAGCGATCGACGTCATCGGGATCTGAAAATCTTGACCAAGCCGCTTCATTATCTGATCAGCTCTCTTATTGGAAAAGACATAGACATCCTGGTTCTTCACCAAATACTGAAGCATGTCGTAAGCAGTAAAAGTGATCTTTTCATCTTTGGGCGTTCTTGCAAATACTGTTCCTCTGAAAAGCTCTTTTCCCTTCCATTTGAAAAGAACCGTGTCACCCTCTTTGATGCTGTAATACTTTTGAGAACCCTGTTTTGTCACGATATTTGCTTGTATTGATCGGGGAGCTTGATACCTTTGACCACGAAGCGTGACGCTCTCTGTCACCAGCTCATACATGGTCCCGCTCCGCACTGCAAAGAGTTCTATCAATCAGATCACCCCTATTGTGGTATTTTTAATTTTTGACCAGGGAAAATCCAATGCCCTGGTTGTCTAATATTGCGTCTACTTCGTTTGATCATCGCAGCTTTATTCGCATTCCAAATTCGCCGCCATTTTGTGCTGTCACCATAGAAACGGCCAGAAATATCCCACAAGGTATCACCCTTTTTAACGGTGTACACTTTAGGTGCGCTTTTTGAGCTGCGTTTTTTGCTGCTCTTTTTGGCTTTCCTTTTAATTTTTCTAGGTGATGCAGTTTTATATTCTTTAAGCTGCAGCGTGAATTCACGATCTCCCACATCATAAGTACCTTCATTGTGATTGAAGCTTTCTATGCTGCACGTCATATTGATTTTAGTCCCTGTCACAATAAAGCGTACGGGCTTTTTTGATTTCATGAATCGCTCTATTTTGGCGATCGCATTCTCTGGTGAAGGAATGCTTTTATATTCAGCGATCGGCGTATACTTTTTTGGAAAGAAAGTTGTAAATGAAATTTGACGAGCCCCTGGAACATCCAAGAATGTGAGCTCGCCAAATTTTGATACTTTGATAGATTCATTTTGTACGTTATTTGTGATTTCCAATTTTTCAGGAAGAACAGGGAAGCGCAGTTTGTCCTTCCCTTGCGAAATCCACAATTGATATTTTGATTTAGCCATCGATCACGACTCCCTTCGTTCCTGTGTTGATTTCATTCTCTAACTCATCAATGAGCATCTGCTTGATCTTCTCTGCAAGGTTTTCTGCGTCTTGGCCATTATGATAATGCTGCTCACCATTAAAATTAATAATGATCTGTTTTGATCCACCTGAAGCAGACGGTGCATTTGCTGTGCCAGCTGTTACTGTTTGCACCTGCCCTTGTGAAAGCTCAGATGATGCAGTGTTGGCCGGATCATATACGTCCATTCCTAAAGCCTGTGCAGCTTGAGCCAACAAGTAGCGACCACGTATGCCTCGTTCTTCAGGAATAATCCATTCACGCTTGTTTCCTTCACCGACTCTAGCTATCTGTTCCTGAGTGATCAGTCCCCCGTTTGCATAACCCTTATATGGTCCACCGTTTCTGATACTTCTCAATCCAGGCGTATTGTACACATTCCCATATCTGCCTTTGATGTAATTGATAGCAGCTGCAGCATTATGAATCGGGTTCCAGATGTCGTTCATGCCGCTTGCCTTATTAGAATTAAAGGTCGGATCAATGGTCTGCATCAATCCTTTAGATGGCGTTCCTCTTTTAGCGTTTGAATCCCATAGGTTGATCGCTTTCGGGTTTCCACGTGACTCATGCTGCGCGATCGTCATCAAACCAGGTAACCAGCTCATAGATGTACCGGTTGCCATCAGAGCTGCCATAAGCCATTGTTGAACACTCAGATTAGATGCGCCCATTCCACTAAATGCAGCAATTAAGGAACCGGCTTGATTCTCTGCGAATTTCTTTACATCAACTGAATCAAGACCTTTGACGACACCGATTGATGCGAATTTCCCAAGACTCATCATGACACGTGAAGGAGAATGAATATCTAATTCTTCTCTAAACGCCTGTTCTACTTTCTTCGCCATGTCCTTGGCCGCTTGTGTCACTTCGCTTCCTTTTGACCTCATACCGCTGTTGAATGAGTCAATCAGTCCACCGCCCCATGTAGGTGACTCTTGGCGAGCGGATAAGAAAGGTTGTCTTACATTTTGATCTAAGAATTGACCTGTGCCAGTTGGTGTCATGTTTTGACCTGCAGCAAAGCCGGTGACAGTTTGAGCTCCGTACTGCGGAGTCGATGTCTGAATTTGAGTAAATGGTTGCTTGATATTGGCTTGTTTCCACTGTTCAAGCGAAACGACTTTGCTGTTTAACCCTTTTTCAAAATCAGTGCTAAACTGTTCCCCGTATTTTGATGCGTTGCCTGCGTCTCCAATTGATACTGATCCACTTGCAGAAGTGGAAACTGATGAAGCAGCTGCCGGTCTCATAGGAGATGATGAGCTTGCTGGAGAGGTAGGTGATGAACCGTTTGGCACTACGGACATTCCAAGATGTGAAGCAGCCTGAGCAAGTAGCATCTTTCCTCGACCTTTATTGTTTTCAGTCGGGATGACAAACTCTTTCCCCGCTTCGCCTATCCATGAAAGTGTTGGCTTTGTGATATAACCACCGGTGGCTTTCTGATCTGGCTTTTTCCCCTTAGTAGGGATTTTTTTATACCCTGTCTTTTCTTCACCTGTTTTTTCAAAAAATTTAAATACATTTCCGTTGGTTTCTTTAATTTTACCGACTACATTTCCTACAACTCCAAAGATTCCTTGCCATGTCTTTTTTAAGTTCTCAGCATGCTTTTTTAATGGATTAAATACTTTCTCTTCAAACCATCCACTCACTGTCTTCCAGATACCTTTGATAATTCTCCAGGCATCTTGGAATTTCTCCCACACAAAGGAAATCGCTGGTTCTGCATATTTTTTATATGGTTGCCACACGTATTCATCAAACCATTTGGCAAGTATAATCCAAGTGGTTTTAATCCAGTTCCACGTATTTTTAAACAAATTCCATATAAAGATAATGGCTGGCAAAGCGTAAGTTTTAAACGGTTGCCATACATACTCATCAAACCAAGTTGCAAGTATCACCCATGTTGTTTTAATCCAGTTCCATGTACCTTTGAATAGATTCCAGATAAACATGATTGCTGGAATGGCATATGTCTTAAATGGTGTCCACACATATTCATTAAACCATTCAGACAATACTCCCCATGTCTCTTTGATCCAATTCCATGTATCAACAAGTTTATTCCATACCCATCCAATGGCTTCTACTGCATATTGACCATATGGTTTCCACACTTTTTCCATAAACCAAGTTGATGCAACACCCCATATGGTTTTAATAATGTTCCAAGCAACGATGAAAACACCAACCACAAAGTTGATGATTGGTACAACAAAGTTATAAATAGGTATGAATACTTTTTCCATGAACCAGTTAGAGACTTTCTCCCAAGTAGTTTTAATTTTTGTCCATGCTTTTTCAAAAAAACCACCAATTGGTTCAGCAACGTTGTCATTGAACCAAGTTGAAATATCTTTCCATGTATCTTTAATCCACTTGATTGCATCCTCTGACCATTTGACGATCTCATCCCATTTTTTCTTGATGGTACCGTTATCGAACATCTTTCCAATCCATTTGCCAAGATCACCGCCAAAGATGCTTCCTAAGATTCCACCGATAGCTGTTCCGATACCAGGTGCGATCATTGTTCCGATTGCGGCTCCACCAATACCGCCACCTAGATTTCCTGTGAACCCACCGATCTTCTCGCCTTTATTATCATTGTTCATACCGATTAACTCTGTTGCGGCAATTAGTGTACCGAGAATAGGAATGCGTTTTCCAATACTCTTTGCACCTTTACCGAGATTTCCTAAGAATCCACCGCCACGCCCTTGGTTTGGCGTTGTTGGACGTACCGGCTCCCCTCTATTGATCCAAGGCTGACGATATTCAGGAGGTCGTTGGTTCCTTGGCGGTCGCCCGGCTCCTCCAGAACCTCCAATTACACCACCGCTCGTTCCTGCTCCCATTCCTCCTCTTAAACCTTTGCCCCATTTGTAGGCAGCAAAAGCGCCAGAAAGAATGGATTTGAGCGGCTTTAATAACGTGGCCACTTTTCCGAGGAATGCGAGTGCAAATGCATTGGCAATCAAAGCACCAGCAATTGATCCTTCTCCAGTAAGAGCATTCCAGTTGATCTCGCCAATCTTTTTGGCGATACGAATACCCAATTGCGCAGGATCAAGAGCTTCAAGAAACGATTCAATGAATATCTTTCCTGCCTTTGCTCCTGCATCAGTGAAACTGTCCTCGGATGATTTGTCATCAATACCAAGTAGACCATTGATAACACCGTTTATGATGCCGCCGTAAGTCTTCCCGACATTCTCGGCCATTTTGAAAAGACCAGGCTTTCCTGTCTTTTCCCACCATTGGCCAAAAACGTCTTTCGTATTATCAAGAACTAGCTTCCACCGAGTTTCAAAGTCCATTTTTCTGTATTTTTCTAGTTGTTCAAAGTGCTTCTTCAGCTTAGGGTTGTCCTTAAATTTCACTTTGAGTTCTTGTGTCTGTTTTTTGGTTAACTTCTCACCAGGAAACAGAATTTTAAATTGATCACCAATGAATCCGAAAACACTCTTTGTCGGATCAAGGAAGCTGTTAGCAAATTTCTTACCCGCCTTTTCAGCTTTGTTTGATAGATCAGTCAGCACGAAGGAATATTCCCCGCGCCACGTTCTAAATGCTTCTAGTGCAGGTTGGAACGCAGCTGCTAGTCCTTTACCCCAAGGCATAAGGATGCTGTTATTGATAAATGATTTAACACCTAGGAATAAGTTGGCCAAGTTATCGGACATTTTGATCATCATGTCGTTGTATTTGCCAAATTCCTTCGTAACTTCCGGCCATGTTTGCTTGATGTCTTTTCCGCTCTTTGCAAGTTTTTCGAGTTTACCCCTGGCATCACCAGAGATAGCCCCCATTTCCTGAAGCGCTGCCGTTGCGTCACCGATAGGACGCCCCGATTTAATGCCGTCATATAAACGCCCCATCCATAGCG